CTATAACGAATTCTAACTAGTTTATAAGTTTCAATACTAGGGAATACGGTGGTGAGATTAATATGGATCTATTAAATCCCTCCGTTCTTGGATACGATACAACATTTGAGTTAGATGATTTTTCCAGGCCAAGATTACGAAGTGAAGCTGAGTTAATTAAAAACCTCGTATTGTATATATTTTTTTCTGAACCAGGAAATTATCCTTCCTTACCCAATATAGGACTTCGTATTCAAGACAGATTATATTCCTTTTACGATGAGCTAAATGAAGATGATTTAAAAAATGAACTCACCCAGCAATGTAGTGCCCTTGGATATTATCTAAAGAATGGAACTATTCACATTCGGAAGGTGAAATATCGTGGAAAGCCATCATTGATGATTCATATTGATACATCTTCAGAGGATTATAATATTCGGAGCTATAAGGATCAAATAGATAACAATGAAGATCAATTCCAAATTGGAATTACATTTAATGAATTAAATCAGATGATCTATAATATATCTGGAGGAGGGAGGATAGAGGATTATGGCAGTAACTAATCGAAAGCATATTGAACAAATGATCTATAATGTACTTGACGCTCTAGATCCCTCCGGTACAAACACTAACAAGTATCAGGAATTCTTCTCAGATATGGATGATAAAGCTTTTGAGGGACATATGAAATCTTTTCTTTCCAACGACGAAGAAAACTTTATATTGGAGATTGTAGAATTTGAGCATATGCTTACACTAGATCATTGTGAGGCTGCTGCAAAAGTAATTAATATTCCATTAGTTGAACATGTTTACATGCCACATCTAACTATGGATAAATCAAATGTTGTTGTTTCGAAGGAACCATGTATCGTGGGATATATTAACGTAAAAAGAACCCAGCAATTACTTCATAAAAAGAATGGATTGTCGGTGTCCAATGAAAGAACATCTCCAATAACTGGACAAGTTATAGGGGATGATAAGAACGCAAGAGATAGTGATATTGAAGCTGCCATGCTTGTATCGCTTGGCGCTGATAAAATTCTTCAAGAGTTTCATGGTCCAAGAGCTGATGATCCTGTTATGAAAAGACAATTAAGACATAGTATTTCAGTAAATGGATACGCTATGTTGGAGGATTTGGAAAATTCTCCAGATAACAAGATCACATTAAACACGGTTAATGCATTCCTTACTGGAATGAGTTTGAAAAGTGACATTGTTAGTGACAGTTATATACTGCCATCAACAGTCAGAGAATTATAATTAAAAGGAGATGTTGAATATGTTGATGATTCGAGTATTGGGTAAAGGATTAATTCCCCGTGGGTACGGGATAGCACCTAGGAAAGATCCATTTAAAGCTGATCTTACGTTGATTATGACGATTATGAATACTCCTGGACTTAAGGTTGAATTTATCAATCCGGATACTATGAGGCCTAGTCCTTTAACTCGGGATAATGTCCAGAAGGTTTATAAGAGATATGAAGGAAGGGCAAAAGAAATAAAGAAGTCTGACATAGCCCCTCCGGCTGAGGTTCCTCCGGTAACTCCCCCTGTAACTCCTCCGGTAATAACACCTCCTTCTACACCTCCTGTGGTGACACCACCTGTAACTCCTGATCCTGTAGTTCCTCCTGTAACACCTCCCGTCAATGATCAGGTCAAGACAGATGAAGGAAAAACTGAAGATTCAAAAGAGACTCCTGTTGGAACTGGAGAAAATAAAGAGTTCACAATGACTCCTGTAACAAAGGACGACGATAAAAAAGACGAACAGAAAGATAGGGAGAAACAACCCTGGAAAGCGAAGAATAGATAATTTAATATACGATGGTCTGGGTACCCAGACCATCGTATATCTTTTGTAGTTAGAGATATATTCTTTAAGTAAGGGAGTGATGCATAATGTTAAAGAAACGTCAGAACCTTCATAGAACTACGCGCGGAGCCACCAGAGTTCACATAAGTGGACTGGCGGCAGAGATCCAGAGAGAGTTCAAAAGGATTGTGAAAGAGGCCCAAGAAATGGGGCTGAAAACTCACGTCTACGGGAAACCCTCGAGTGGTAATGGGACGCTTCTGGTTATATTGAACTATGATGGGCACCTGGAAGGATGGGAGTACATATTCCGTCTGGAGCAGGAGTCGATCAATTGCAATGGCGGACACATGACAATCGTAGCAGAGGAGGAGATAGTGAAAGAAAATAAGACCTCAAAGAAAGAGAGAGAGGTCCGGGAGCGTTTAGAAACATTTAGAGAAAAGCAAATGAGTATTCTTGGTCCTAACGTAACAAAGGCTACATTGGTAAGGAGGGGAGGAAAGAAATGCTCCACTGGGTTGGTGACTGAAGTTCCTGGGTATTTGATCTACGACCCGGATAATTATGGCCAGGCAGCTCGGGTTTATTGCACTTCCAGCTTGGCGATGATTAATGGGGAATACATCATATCTTCTGATGAGGAATGCCTTCGCCTCTATCATTGCCTTGGGAACAAAGCGGCTATCAACGTGTTCAGAGAAATCGTCGCCCAGCAATGGCGAGACGCAGGATATGAGGTGTAGTTATGGTCTATAATCTGGACAGCGAGTATTGGAATGAGATTGGGTCCAACAACGTTGGGCATCAACTCTATGCCACTAATATCTGCGTAAGAGTTCCTATCGATAACATCTACGACAAGGAGAAGCTGGAAGAGATTCAAATGACACTCGATGGCTTCCTTATCCAAATGAAACAGCAGATCGAAGGAGCCTTGAAAGGAGTTGAAGTGAGAATTAACGACGCATAAATTTCATGGGTGGTCTACACGACACCCTTTGATTTTTTTTTATTTTTTATTCGTTCACATATATATTCTGATTCAGTGAACAACAATTCTTAATATAAGAGAATAGGAGGGCTTCTATTATGATACATCTTAAAACATTGAAAGACATCCATGATATCATGAGAATGCGGGACCGAAAGAATCGGATGTGCTAAATGTAGTTATCAAGCTACATTATATAACACTAATGCAAAAAAGTGGTTATGTTTTCCCTGTAATTTGAAGTATCAGAGAAAGAATTATGATACGTTTTATTACACTTCAAACATTAGAAACTATCTTAATTCGTTAAGAATGGAGGCTCGCGAATGTCATATATCCTACCAACCATTAGAACAATAGCGGATTGTGAACGAGAATGGCCAGACATCGTTGTCATTTCTAAATATAACACCTATGAGAAGTTTGATGACCTCTATTACAAAGTCTACTACTCAATATGTGCATGCTTTGAAATTACAGAATGTGTGGGTTTCAAGATCAGATTCAAATTTTATCCAGAAGATCCTATTGTATATGAATTGTCCATGCCAAAGTTTCTTTTGAATCTTAATGCATGGAGGCCACTGATTGAATTGAATCAACTCCAAAAATATTATCATAAACAGATAGAAGTTCTTGATGAAAGTTTTATAGTTGGGATTATGATGAATAATACATTGAGAGTTGGACTTGAATCAAAGGTCTTAAAGGTTCTTAATGACTACGGGATAACATTTGAAAGATCTTCGGAATTAATTAAGACTGTGATCGAACGATATCAAGAGATCTCCATTGAATTTGCACTTGTGACAAAAAGTAGTGTTATGACATTGGAAAATACTTTCTTAAATGATTATCGAACAAACCAGAAGATTAGGGATTTAAATAATTTGGAAATATCTCAATCCCTTCAAACAGCCGATGTTGAGCATATATTAAGGGAGAAACATAAGGAACTAATTATTGAACTTGGAAATACCAAGAACCCTATTTGGTATATAAGTAAAGCTGGAAATCATATTAAATCCAAACAAGTTCAGGAATTGTTTATCTCTTATGGACAGATCCCTGATGTTTCTGGGAATGTGATTCCTTATACAATGCAAGGAAATGGATTTGCAACAGGATATGTTGATCCAACAACATATTACATTGCTGCCACCGGAGCACGATTGTCTGCTATAATTAATAAGGCCCATATGGGAGAAGCTGGATATCTATCAAGAAACCTAATCCTTGCTAGTAGAACATTAACATTGTCTAAGACAATGTTTGATTGCGGAACAAAACATATGCTCCAACTTCATGTCTCTGATTCTCATTTCTTGCATCGACTTGAAAATAGATGGTTCTCTGAAACATTAGGAGCTCCATTAGATCTTATTCATTATGAGACTCATAGACACCTTATTGGTAAAAAGATATGGATTCGATCTCTTCTCACCTGTGATGGAAGAGATGAGGTCTGTCATGTTTGTTATGGGAGAGATAGTCATCTGGTTATGAACATGCCAGGTATGGCCATTTATAACACAGAAGTTTATTCTGAACCAGTGTCACAGGATATCCTATCAACGAAACATCAGTTATTTACTGCGGCAAGTAAAATTGCTTTCAGTCCATCATTTGATAGGTATTTCAAGTTTAATGCTGGAGATATTTATTTGAAGGAAAGAGATGAGTGGGATAATGCTATTCCTACCGATCATCTTTCAATTCGTATTGAAGAGGGGAATGTTATTCCGATTAATCAGCATGATATGGTTGAATATAATACATTCGGGAACCATATCGAATCTCCATTCTACGTTTACAATAGTAAAACAAAAGAGTATGACAGAATTGAGATTGTTGCATATCTCTACCATCTCTGTTTCTG